TGAGTTATTACCTTTAGTCACCTCAAATCCCCATATATCTATACTTTCTCCACATTCACACTCTTTTCTATCAAATTCATATCCATAATAGAATCCATAGTCTTTAGTGTTTAATACAGCATAATCATTTTTTATACATACATCAAACATTTTTTTCCTCCTGTTTTCTTCCGCATAATTCACAAACAATTTCACAATTATCATCAGTAATTTTTAATGTTTTAGCTTTACAAAAATCACAATAAGTTGCTTCTTTACTATTTTTATATGTTCTTATGTATTTTCTTCTTTCTTCTCTATTATAACTTGGTATCATTGGCTTACCATTAAATACACCATACATACTATAATCTAAATTACCACCTATCACATTATCACTTCCTTTGTCCCAATTATCTATTTCTATATCAAAACCACATTCCTGTAATAATTTAGTCGAATATTTATATTGACTACCATAAAAAGTATGAGTAGATAAATAATGATAATTTTTACCATATTCAATCTCTACACTATCATCTATAGGTTTTATCCACCCGCAACACATATCCTCATCAACTTCTATTTTCAATTTATCAGTTGGAGGTACTTTTGCTAATTCTTCCCAATTTTTTATTAATTTTGCCATTTGTTCACCATATCTAATATTTCTCGATAAACTTTTAATCTTTTATTAGAGCTAAATAAGAATCCGCTTTCTTCAAATTCTATAGCACCTTTTAAATAATTAATTAAATTTTTTGTGTTAATTTCATATTTTTTATTTTCTTTTTGTAGTTGCATTAAGTAAGTTTTACAATTACCTCTACCATTTTGAATTATATAATGGGTATGTCTAAGCTTATTTAATTCTTTTTTTAAATCATTCAGTTCTAATTCTAATTTTTTATAATCTTTATATTCAACTACATCAATCTCAGTATTATTTTCTAATTTTATTAAATAATGTTTTAACCCACCGGCATTTAATATTTCTTTTAGCTTTTCTTGAGTTTCTTTATCTATCGTGAAAGTAAGTTCTAAATTATTATCCATATAAATTTCCCTTTCTTTTATTAAGTTCATATTTTAATTCTTCTATTTTTTTATAAACTAAATGAGAATTATCTTCATAATCATAACTTTCAAAATCGTCATCATCACAATATCCTAAACAAATACTAACATCATAAAAATGCGGACGCTTTTCTAAAAATTTAATGGTGTTTTCAATGTGAGATGTTTCCATATCACATATTTTTATTTTTTTATGGTCTTTAGTTTCCCACCAATCCTCTTTATATTCGTATTCTTTATATTCATACATCATTTTTTCACCTCTTTTATTTCTAAATTATAATCGTGTGAAAATTTATGTTTTAATAATATTAATGTATTTTCAGCTCTTATTTTGGTTTTATAAGTTTTAGCAAGTATCAAACTATTAGTAAAAGTTGGATAAAATTCTCCCTGATGTGTATATTTACCCATATAATAAGGTCTAGCTACATCATAATTGCTTACTATCACAAACATTATTCTTCACCATTTTTCATAGTTAATATAGCTTTACCTATATATTCAATAGCATTTTCACTTTGCATAACATATATAAAAGCTGTTCCCTGTTGAGGTATTGCTACTCCTACCATATATCTAATATCATCACCACAAATTTTAACTTCTCCTATTATTCCTAGTGAGCCACGCCATTTATGATTCTCATTAAATTGCACTACATCATTTACTTGCATAACTATACCTCACTATAGATAGTTTTTAATTTATAAAAACCTAAAATTTTAACATATCTTTGAATCTTAACTATTCTTAAATCTAAAGTTGAATTATACATATTTTTATCAAAATACATTTGATATTTAAAAGGTTTATTTACAAAATTTACTCTACCGCAATCATAAGTAATAATATCTCCCTTTTTTATTAGTGATAATATATTTTGATTATTTCCAATTATTGAATTTTTAATTTTATTATTATTTCCTATATAAATACTCATATTTGTTCTCCTTTTACCTCTATAATAACTTCATAATCATCTTTAAAAAATAGGAAGTCTTTGTAAGGAATTTGCGTTGGAAATTCTCCTATAAAACTATCAGTATCAAATTCATCAAATACAAATTCAATCTCACTTTGATTAAATATTAATTCTTCGATTGATACAGGTGAAGATTTTTCTCCCGTTTTTTTATCTTTTATTCTTATTTTTATATCATTCAAAATCATCACCTACTTTGTTTTTCATATAATCACACCAATCCTTAAAACCCATAATAAAAGGTGTTAAATTATAACCATCAGCCCAACCACATAATCCTATAAAACCATCTTCATTAAAAGTTATTGCTTCTCTATCATCAAAATAAGTTCCTTTTACTCTAATTTCAGCAAATACTAATTTGTTATTTTTAAATATGATGTTTCTATTTACGCCTTTTAATTTAGGCTCATTTATCATAATCATACAACTACCAGCTTCAACTATTCTTTTGTTTAATAGCTGTATTAATTTATATAAACTATTCATAGTAATATCTTCATAAGTAATTCCGCATTTTTTATAATATTCTCTTGCTAATTCTCTATGATTCACTTTTTATTCCTCCATATCCTCAATTCGTTTTATTAATTTCACTAATTTAATACAAAATTTATATAAATCAGCTCTACTAATTGTTATCATTGTTTTTTGATTATTCTTTTTATCATTAAATACATCTTCTAACATTTGTCTTGTTAGAAGTTCAATAGTTTCTTCTAACATTTTCTTGACCTTATATACTCACTAATATCCTTATAAGTCGTATTATCTAATACGAATAGAGCTCTTTCTAAATATTCTTTATCAAACCAACCGAAGTGTGTTTCTCTTAGGTGTAATCCCAATTTATTTGCTAAATATCCGTAGCAATCCGTCCTCTTAAAATTAGTGTTTCTCCATAATGGGTCAAACTTCCTGTGACAAGCCATTTTTAATTCTCTTAACTCTTTATTAGCTAATCTTCCTAATGGTTTTTTGCTTTTGGTATCGTGTACGCCAACATAAGCTTTACAATCATCACATAAATAACAACCACCATTACCATACACTCTCCCGTAAACTTCTTTGTTAGAGGTATATCTAACTTTATCACTCCCGCAATTATCACATTTTACAGGTATTTCTCTAAAGTCAAATATACACTCGTCCCAAATATCACAATTCATTTTTATATACCTTTTCAGCTATATGTTTTTTTAATTCAATTCCAAAACTTATTAACTCACTAGGTCTATAACTCTCTAAGTTAAAAGTTTGTATAGATTTACCCATTCCTTTTGGCATTTCTTTATCACTTAAGAATAAAGTGACTTCCAATATATCCTGACTATTAACACCTAAATAAAATCTTTCAGGAATATCTACAACTTCGTGTATTAATTCTAACGCTTCTTCACTTGTTAAATGTAGAGTTAAAGCTTTCATTTTTTTAATAAAATCTTCATCAAATTTTTTAAACATTTTAGTCATTTCTCTATCAGTTTTAAAAATTGATATAGTGCTTTTTATTACAATAATCAAACATACTACATTTATTAAAATCATAATTATTTTCATTTTGTTTCCTCCTTAATTACACTTTTTATCCATTCAACCATCTTCAAATAATTTTCTTCAGTTATTTTATTAGAAGACACAACATTATAAATTTTATTAATTTTTTCTTTTTCTTTTAGATATAAATTATTTATTAATTTCATATCTTTTTCTTTATCTTTTAATTTTTGAACTAAAATTCTATTACTATCTTCAACTAATTGTAAACGAGTTCTTAATTTATTTATTTCTTCCTCACTCATCAATTTCACCAGCAATTCTTTTAGCTTGTCTATCAGTTTTATATCCATATCTTTTCATTAATTCATCTTCCATAAAACCGATAGTATATTTTATTTGGTCTAAACAAATTGTGACATCGGTGATTTCATCTTTAAATTCTTCTAATAATTGAATATTTATATCACCATTTAACTTGTCATATTTTCTAGCCCACTTACATATTACTTTTGTTAATTCACTCATTTCTTCAACCCATACAGGCATTTGAGCTTTTACTCCATAATGTAATAAATTTTCTATATTTTGCTTTATAGCTTCTTTTTCTTCGTTCATATTACCTCCAAGTTTAATCTTCAACTAAAGTATATTTTTTATATTTATTAGCCCAACCTAGACTATTTTTACTACTAACCCATTCATCAGTAATCTTATAATTCTCTTTTCTTAAAAGATATATAGCGTGTTGTAAATCAGTTATTCTATATTTTGAGTAGCACTCCATTGTTGATATGCTCCCATATTTTCTTAAATGATTTAACACAATATCTTTTTGACTTATCTTTCCCATTTCTTACCTTTCATAATCTAAAACATCTTTCCAATAGACAATATCTAAACCGCACTCACTAGCCATATCTAATATAGTTTCGATTAAATCGTGCATTTCTTTAGTATCAAATTTAGAGCTTCCGTCATAACATTTATAATCACAAAATATTTTTTCTCCTACTTGGATTCTTCTTGCTAATTGTATTGCTCTAAATCTTTCTCTTAACATCGGTACAGCCTGAGGCTCTACTAATAAGTGAGTAAATTTAGCTCCAGCTCTTACTAAAGCCTCTAGGTATATATCATAATCATCATTTGACCTTTCACCATTTCTAGCTTTATCTATCTCACCTATGAGAGCCCACATATATTTATTTTGCTGTTCCGTTCTTTTATCTCTAGCTTTAGTTATTACTATTGAATATAATTCGTCCTTATTTAAGTCTTGAATTAAATGTTTATAACTATCTCTTATTGTTAAAGTTATTTCAGTTTCAAAAGATTCACTTTTTCCACTTCTTGAGTAATTACCTACTAGCTTCATAATTCACCTGATTAAAAAGGTAAATCGTCATCACTAATTTCTACTGATTCTCCAAAATCTTTAAATGGGTCATTTTCTTCTACAGCTTCTTCAGGTGCGTCATATCCGTCATATTCAGGCTCAGGTCTTCCGTCTTTTGGTTTACTATCTAAAAATGTTAAATTATCAACTCTTACATCAGTTGTATATCCTTTAGTTCCATCATCTTTGTCATAGCTTCCTGTTCTTATTTTTCCTATTAAAGCTATTTGACTTCCTTTTTTCATAAACTTGGCTAAATTTTCAGCTGTTTTATTCCAAAATACACAGCTAATAAAATCAGCACTTTGTTTTCCAGCTTCTTTGTCTTCTTTACTAAGTCCTCTATCTACAGCAACATTTACTCTTACATAAGCCCTGTTGTCAGTTGTGTATCTTAACTCAGGGTCAGTTGTTAATCTTCCTACTAAACTTACATTATTCATAATCTCACCTATCCTATAACCTTTCTTGCTATTTCACTTAAGTTTTTTTCTAATGTTGATAAATTACTTCCGTTAATTTTTAATGTATCTAAAATACATTCATCTTTCATACAATCACAATCTTCTTTAGGAACATTTCCTCTTAATACTTGTAATATCTTTTCAGTTATATTTATTGCATAACCTATTACTTCTTGTTGTCTTTTTAATTCGATTGCTACATTAAATTCTTCTTTTATACTATTTTCCATTTTCATATACCTCCAAAAATTCATTTAATTTTTCTATCAATAATTCTCTAGGTTTTCTCTCTATTTTTTCGACTTGACCTAATCCTTTTTTAGGAAGCCATATAGCATATAAACCCTCAAATCGTTTTCCCATAGCCATTTCATAATAAGATAATTGCCAACTTAAATATTCTTTATCTAATTCAGCTGTAGTCTTAATATCACACAAACATACTTCTCCTCTAATGCTTGCTATCATATCGAATCTACCAGCATATTTTCTTTCAAATTGAATCATCTTCTCTTGTTCTAAAACAGCTATAATATTTTCTCTTTTAATCTTCACATATTGTCTTAAGCTAGCCTCTTGAATATAATTTAATTCTTTAGCTTGAATAGTGACATCAAAAGCTTCTTCTAATGTCATTGTTTTTAAGTTTATTTCAAACATTTCTACAGCCTCGTGTATCTTAGTTCCATATTCAGCCTTACGATTTAATATTCTTTTATCTACGCCTTTATATTTATCCGGAAATATAAAGTGTAATATTTCACTAACACTAGGAGTTATTACTCCATCGACTAAATAGATATGTGGCTTTTCTAAAAATTCAATCATTATTCAACATCTAAAGTAATTGAACTAGATACACTTGATTCTTTTAAATATTCTTCATAAATTTCAGGACATTCTTTTTTAAATCTTGCTGAGTCAAATCTTGATGTAGTATATCCAGCTTTAATCTTAGCTGAGAATCCATCTACTATAAATTTATCTTTTCCTAACATTTCCATAGCGTCTTTTAACTTAGCTTTTAAATCCTTTTCCATTAAATCCATTTCTAATTGTAATTTTTTAAAGTTTCTATATTTTTCAATAAAATCACTATCTATAACTATTTCATTATTTTCAATTTTTACTAATTCATTCATCTTTCTATTCCTCCATTATTCTAAATAATTATCATCATCTTGCACTTCAACAGGTGCTGTTTCTTTTGGTTTATTATCTTTTCTTTTAATTAAGCTACTAGCTTCTAATAAAGTTAATTCAGTTATTTTCTTTTTGCCTATATGTTTCATAAGTGGCATTAGTTCTTCAGCTGTATATAACTTTTTAATAATATCTACTTGAGATTCTTGAATCATCAACTCATCCTTTTTCTTAGTTTTAGTTGTTGTTTCTTTTGGGGTTTCTTTACTTGTAGTTTTTTTAGTTTCTTCTACAGGTGTTTCTCCACCCTCAATTCTTTGTGTAAATTCATCGGCTTCACTATCACTATAAATTCCGGCATAAGCTATCTTACTATTTTTCAAAATAACTCTATCCATACATCTTTTTAAAGCCATAGCGTAAGGATAATCATTACTACAATTAGCTTTACTTACTTCACCTACTTCATATATTCCCTGTTCCGGACAAATATAAGTAAATACTAAAGAGTTATTAAACCCGTCTTTATCTATACTCATACAATCGGGTCTAAATTTTAATTTATCTTCTAATACATCATTTATTTTTAAGCAACCATCGTGGCTTATAATCAATCCGCTATACATAGCTTTAGTTTTATTAGAATAAGTGTTTACTAATATCCAAAAATCACTTGCTTCTAATACTTCTTTATATTTATCACTTTCTAATAATTCAATAGCTTTCTTTTTAGCTTCTTTATATTTTGGTGTATGAAATTCAACAGGTATTTTTTTACCACCGATGTTTTCTTCTTTTTTTTCACCAAAATCATAAACTTTTTTAGTTTCTTTCTTTACGGCTGTTGCCATCGTTTTTCTCCTCCTTTAAACTTTTTATTTTTAATCTTAATTTTTTATTTTCTTCAGTAAGTCTTTTAATTCTTTCAGGCTCTCCTAATTTATCTATAAAAGATTTATACAATTCACTTTTAATAATTTCTTTTAATGTATCTAACTCATTTTCTAAAGTATTAATTTTCTTACGCATTTTGAATTTACTAGGAAGTTCCTCTTTGTCAAACATATCAGGAACATTTACTTTTTTGTGTTTACGCTTCCAATAATTTAATTTCACTAAAATTAGTTCCTATGCTTTCTTTTTCGTTATTCCTATCAGGTAATAAAGTATTTGTTTTATAACCATAAGCTATCATATCTTCTAATAACCATTGAGGAATAATACCTTTACTAAGCCACATAGTAGCTTTTTCATAATTCCTAGTTGCGTGAGTATCGTCTAAATCTCCATAAGCTCCACGCTTGAAGTATCCATCTCTTTTCATTTTTTCTAAAATATCGTAAGAATAATTTTTTGCTAAACTATCACATTTGTCTAAAATTTCAGCTATACTTGGCATAAACTTAGATGTTCTAATTATTTCATCAATAGCTTTTAAAACTATTTCAGGTGTATAACCTACTATTTGTTCTTGATACATTTTTATTAATCCCAATAACATTTCATTATTGTTTGAATTTTCGTTTAAATCTTTAAAATAATATGGATAAGCAATTCTTAGTTTTGCCATAACCCCACTAATCAATTTTGATTGTTCCATTATAAACACCCTCCAAGATTTCCATTGTCTTATCTTTCTTTTGTGATTGATTTTTTTTAATCACTTTTTGATTTAAGTATTTTTCAAATTTTGTTCCAAATAATGTTTCCGGACATAAATATTTACTAAACTCACTATCTTCTAGCCACTCGTTCGTTTTCTTATCAATAACAACTATGAAGTCGTCGAGTGTATAACCCTCGTTCAATCGTGCTTTTATTTTTGTTTGAGTTGTTTTACTAGAATATTTGAATTTACTTTTAGTCTTTAAATTTAGATAATCTACTATTTGTTTAATGTCATCTAAATTATTATTTGATAATTGATTTTGATTAGTGATACTTGATTGTGATATATGAATATGATTATGATTTATCGGCTTTTTTGGGTTTTCTTCGGTTTCATCAAAAACCACTTGGTTTTCTTCGGTTTTTTCAATAACCTCTTGGTTTTCTTCTTTTTCTTCTTTTCTAGGTCTTCCACCTAATTTCCCATTTTCTCGATTCTTTTTACATACTTCTTCATATCTTTCTTCGTTCTTATCTATTTCAGTTTTAATTGGAATAAATATTATTTTTAAGTATCCATCTAATCCGCTATCTCCTGTATTAGCATATCGAAATATACCTTTAATCAACTTTCCAGCTTCTTCATTGGATAATTCATTAAATACTTCTTGCTGTGACTTTTTTAATAAAAAATTATCTTTCATAATGAATCCTCCTTAAGCTATTAAAATTGTTTATTTTGGAACAAAGTTCTATATTCATTTAATACCTCCGTTCCTATTTTGATTTTTTTACTATTAAATGTTATAATCTAATAGTAAAATGTTTAGTTTTACATTTGATTTATGAGTTCTAACCCAATTCATAAATCTTTTTTTATTCGTTGATTTCATCAATAAAATATTCAATGATTTCTCCTCCTACAGCAAACGCTATAATAAATGTAAGGAATCCAAACCAAGTCCAACCTAACATTTGTCCTGTTATCCAACTATAAATAGTTAGCATAAACAAATCGTGTCCTACTATATATGCACATAATAGTAAAACTCCTAATAATGCTACATTTCTCCATTTAATTTTTATTCTCTTTTTATTCTTTTTCATTTTATTTTTTCCTCTCTATTTTTGTTTAATTTTATTTCCTTAATCTTTAATTCTTTTTTAACTAAGTGTGTTGGTATAAGAATATCTCTACCGCTTTCAGGTAAATAGTAATTTCTTTCTTTAGCTATATTTAATAAATGCTTCATTACTCTTTCACCATATCGTCTTCCCTGTCCTAACAACTCAGTTAATTCTTTTTGATTTATATAAGGCTTTTCCATCATTTCACCTCTTTGCTAGTCTTATGTTTATTTCTTTTTATTGTTGTCAGCTGTTCCATATTTTGCACATATCCATATAACAGCTACTATTGATAAACAAATAATTAATGTTATTTGTACTCCTGTACTCATCTTTATCCCTCCTCATTTCTATACATATTTTCATAGATAAGTTTAAAAAAATAATAAGTATCTAATCCGTAAAAGTCTAGAATGATTGTTAATTTATCTAAATTTTGAACTACTGACCCTTTTTCATATCTTACTAAAGTTCCAATATTTATTAAGGTTTTGTTGTTTTTCTTAGTAATTCCATCGATTACTTCTTGTTGAGATAAATTCTTTTCAGCTCTTAATTTTCTAAGTTCATTAGCAATCTTTCCTTTTAGCTTTTCTATTTTCTCGTACATTGTAGCACCTCCTTACAATTAAATGATACTATACAAATTTTCATAAGTCAATATAAATTATGCAAATTTTCATAAAAAACTTGTTTTAGTGTCAATTTTGTATTATAATATGTATAGATTGGAGGTAGCTGATGAATAATTATTTTGCCGAAAATTTAAAATATCTTAGAGAATCGAAAGGTTGGTCACAAAGTGAACTTGCTAGACAGACAGTAAGAGCTTGTAATATTCATAATAAAGACTTACCCGAAGAAAAACATCTAAAGCCTATAACACAAGCTTCTATAGCTAGATGGGAAGCTGGAGAAAATTCACCTAGCATTGATAACTTAGTTATATTAGAAGAAACATTGTTTGTAGAATTACCCGATTTAATAGGTAGAGATATTAAACACGAACAAAAAGAAAAAATTAAATTAACTAAAGAGCAAGAACAGGAATTATTAAAAGATGTTTTAAAGAGAAAAGGTTTTTTAAATGAAAATGAAGAATTAAATGAAGAAGACTTTAATAAATTAATAGAGTTTGCAAAAATTAATAAACCTTACATAATGAGGGACACGGACAAAGAATAAGAATATCCCCTATAGGAAATATTCTATTAATAATATGTATAGTGTTATATCTATATCTAAATCATATAAATCACTATATAAAATTTTAATATCCACGCCCCGACCCCCTCTCAGGGCTCTATTATAAAATTAACATTTTATTTTACCAATAATTGGTAATAAATTTAATAAATTTTCCTTAAATTGTCGTTTTTATGTCTTAAATGGTAAAAATAACGCACTTAATCAGGAAAATTGACGCTTTATACATAAAAAAGCACATTTTAGGTAAAAAATATGCTAGTACAGGTATTTTTTATATAGATATGAAAGGAGTAAAAGAAAGATGGAAGAAACGATTAAAATAGCTAAATTATCAGTAGTTGCATTAGTTTTTAAATTATTTGTTGATTTATTCGCTTGTTGCATTATTATTGGTTTAGTTTGGTTGCCTAGAGATTTAATTAGATATTTCACAACAAAATTAGAAATAACTAATCGTAGAATTAAAGGTAAAATTGGATTAATTAATACAAACGAATTAGATAGTCCTTTAACTAAACTAAATAGCGTACAAGTTAAACAGGGATTATTTGGTAAAATATTTAATTATGGTACTATAATAATTACTACTTCATCTTCAGCTTTCGAGTTTGATTATGTGACTAAACCTAATGAGTTTAAAGCAATTATAAATAATCAAATAGAAGCATACGAAGAAAACAAAATGGATATGCAAGCTCAAAAAATAGCTAATGCTATGAATAAATAAATAAAAAAAGACGCCTAGAGGTGCAACTCTAAGCGTTAAATGAAAACCCATAAGACTAGCAATCTTAAACAAAAATAACCAAGGCTATAATTGTAATTGAGTTTTCTATTACATTATAGCACGATTCTAAGAATAAAACAATAAAGGAAGTGCTAAAATGTCAGTATTTAAGGACAAAGAAAAGACTAAAGATGGTCGTCAATGGCGTTTTAAAGTTTACTATCATAATACCGAGGGCAAATTAGTTCCTTATACTTCTAAAAGATATTTATTAGAAAAGGAAGCAAAAGCCGAAGAAAGAGTGTTTTTACTTAATCGTGACGCTCCTGTTAAGAAAAGGTTTGAGATAGTAGCTGATGATTATTTTGAAGACGCTTTTAAACGATGTAGAGAATCTACGGTCTTAACATATAAATCTAATTATGATAATCATATAAAGCCATATTTTAAAGGCAAATTTATAGATGAAATATCCGTGATGGATATTGAAAATTGGAAAAATAAACTTATCGACAAAGGATTATCTATCGACTCCTGCAATCAATACTATGTAGTATTTAAAGAAATATTTAGTTTTGCTAATAGAAAGTATGAACTAAATTATAATCCGGTTGAATTATCAGGTCGTTTCAAAAAAAGAAATGATGAAGTTATTGAAACAAAAAGCAAATTAAAATATATTGTATATGAGCAATATTGTAAATTAATAAGTGTTATTGATGACGCATTATGGCATTGTTTTTTCCTTACTCTTTACTTTACAGGAATGAGAAAAGGTGAAATGCAAGCTATTACTTGGAGAGATATAGATTTTAAAGAGAATATCATTAGAATCAATAAAACTATATCGTTTAATACTAAATCAGGTAAATATAAGATTACAGCAACGAAGAATTGTTTAAATAGAGAAATAACAATGTCTAGAAGATTAAGAGAAGAATTATTAAAATATAAAGAAATAGTTATGCAATATGCTGACTTTAGTGAAGATTGGTTTGTGTTTGGAAATGGTGATGTATTAACAAATTATCAAATTGAAAAACATAGAAAGTTATATTTTAAATTAGCTAACCTAGTTAAGGAAATGATAACAATACATCAATTTAGACACTCTCACGTTTCTATATGTATAAATGAATATATTAAGTCCGGAGAAACGGATTCAACTAAATTCTTCTTAATGATGTCCCAAAGAATGGGTCATAGCTTAAGAGTTATGCAAGAAGTATATATGCACCTATTCCCTAGTGTTCAAAACAAAATTGTTGATTTATTAGATAATTTATAAAATTATAAGTACCTAAAATAGTACCTAAAAAAATGAAAACCCTTATAAAATAAGGGAAAAGTAGCGTTTTAATTTTTATAACATAAAATAAGGTTTAATGCTAGATGATGTTTTTTATAGTTAAATAAAGGTTTTTAATGTTATAAAAAGTATTAAAATGCTATATGATTTCAGGTTTTTAGTCACTATTTAGTACCTAAAGGAG